CAATCGGTCTAATGCCGCTTGTGTTACCTCTATTCCAATCAGTTTGAAACAACCCTATGATAACATCCAAACCTTCTGTCCATGTTGCTACCATACTATCACTTCTTCTGTAAGTCCTTTACTGATTTAGGAATAATAAATCCGTTTCTATATCTAAATCCTTCTCTATCCATATCGGGGTTTTGCCTAAGCATAGCCTCATCAGTTTGTTTCTTTAAGGTTGAAAGTTGTTTTTCTGTAGCAGGTGTTTGATTATTGAAATCAGTATAACTCCCGTCATCTTCTTCTCTCAAACCCAACGCCCCTGCTTCTATTTGTTTAAATCTAATTCTTAAAGTATTTGGATTGTTGCTAAAATAATCTTTATGTTCGGCTTGAAATTGATTATCTTTCTCGAACATTTCAATAATTTGTTGGTGAGAGTGTTCACCAAATTTATTGAAATCTCTATCGCCCTTCATTCAAACACAACCATCTCTACATACTTAGGAAGTGTACGGTCTATATCGGCTTGGTATAATTGTACCTTACTTGCTAAATCAATATTTTGAGTACCCTCCGGTATCAATACTGAACGGTCATCAGCCATTAGTAATTCAATAGCAACCATCTTTGTACATACATCTTCTATTGCTTTTTCTAAATATCTTTCACCGTAAATGTATGCAACTTTAATTGCATTCCACTCAAAGAAAGGATAAGAATTGTTAAAGTAAATTATGCCCATTTCCGGGTCAAGCCACCAATCCCGAAGCCTACCTACATCTCCACTACTACTTCCACCTTGTAGGTCTACTTGTAGTAAGTTTTGACTTATAGTGTGCGTTCCCGATGATAATGTACTAAGTGGAGTTCCTATTACATTTACGCATCCTGTAAATGATGTATCAGTAAGTCCTGTATATCTAAAGACTTCTGCCCCTACTATACATACACCGGCTTTAGCAAAGTCTTGTGTGCTATCTACATTAATAGTAGTAGATACTACAGAAGCACTTGTAGCAGTATTATTATCAACTTGTTTTAATTCTATATCACTTTCAGTACACACTATAGAACATGTTTCACCTGCTTTAACAGACCTCATACTTGTAATTTTTACTTTACCTGTACCTAAATCAGCGTTAGCACTTGCTAAAAACTCATTATGAATCCCTACATTTGCCGTAGAGCCTTCTAATTGAAATGCGGGTGCAAACTCTACAGTTGTTTTACTCACTCTATCTTCTCTATTGAATAAATCAGCAAGGTTTTGAGCAGTAGTTGTAGAGTCAAAGTCGTTTCTCCATTGATTTGTTCCTGTACCCATAGTCATAGTAGCCGCAGTACCATTACCCGGTGAGATTACAATAGAACCGGACATGGCTCTAACATCTTCCGGTAGGTGTATTCTTGCTTCCGCCGCACCTATCTCCCTGTAGTCATCACCTTGCCATAATTCAAGGCGTAGTATTTGTTGTACATTACGGAATAGTAATGGTGCAGTACCTACATAATCTGTATAATACCTTCTACGGTATGGTTTGTAAGTATCGAAGTTAATGTATTCAGCCGTGACAAGATATGGTCGCCAAGCATTACGAGTAATGTTGTCTATTCTATCTTGCATTTTCAAAATAACTCTATCCACTTTATCCTTAGTAAGTCCTCTTGTTCTACCATTAGTAAAAGACGCTTGATTTTGCACATAAGCATTGTCAGCAATTTGATAATCAGCATGTGTAAAACCGCCGGTAAATGCGAGTTTTACTCCACTAGCCGAAGATGTAATAGCAGTAATCGTTTTTTCTACACCTAAAGGGTCTGCATCCGAATAAATAAGTATAGTATCACCTATAGCAAAACCATCATTTCTATAATCTCCACCGGTGATAAATACACCATCGGACACACTATTAGCACTTACAAGTATTGCTTCACTTGGTCCAATATCAAGTAGGTCTGCTACTTTTTGAGCCGTAGTATAGACTGTTGCCGTAGGGTCAAGAGGCCGAGTTTCCGGCTCTCCGGGTGAAAATACTATTGGCATTCATAGACCCCCCTCACTGTGATTGTTTTAATACACTCCAAGCATCACGCATAATTACATTACGAGAAGTCATAATACGCTTCATGTGTTCAGCCTCTCTATCGGGATTGAAAGTATCATCTCTATCTCTAATAACGGTATTGTCCGAGCCTCGCTCTCCCGTTTTAAATTCTTCATCAGCATCTTCTTCTGCTAATATTTCTTCCATATCTTTACCCGATATTCCCTCTTCTTCACCTGCAAACTGACCATCAATAGCGGCTTGCTCACCTGCTACATCGGGCATAGAAAGTGATTCTTCAAGGTTTTGCCCCTCAAAAGGTACTCTTTCGCCCATGAATTTGATATTATGTGCTTCGGGGTTGGCTACTATGTCACGCATGAGTTTGTCACGAGAAGAAGTAAACTGCTCTCCTTGTGCATCCCCACCTGCACCTCTAAGTTCATTTGCCGCCATACGATTAGCAAACTGTTGTAGACGAACTTCTTGTCCATCCGGTGTAAGCACCTTTTGTCTGTGTGGTTTCATTGGCATTTTAATTAAAATTTTACTCATATTATTACATCCTGTTTTCGTCATCTCTATGTCCTAAATTATATTCCATAGGTTTGTCACATGTAGCACATGTTGCTCTCCACATAAAATGTAGAAATCCACAGTGAGTACATCTTGTCCCCGAACCTATGTTAAGTATATCACCTATATTTTTATTTCTATTTCTTTGACTACTAGTAACACCCTTTAACGGATGCTCGCTGTCTGCTATAGCGGCTGAATCTGTGTCTAACTTGACACCTTGCTTACTCGCTCTCACTAGGTCGCTAAGGTCTAATTTTTGTAAATCAAAACCCACTTAACCACCTCAAGATGTGGTCACGAATATGTATATGTTACCAAGTATTACATGTGGGTCTGCTGATACAGGGGCATTAGTACTTATTGCCGCTACAATAGCGACTTGTATTGCGGTTCTTTTAGTAGCATCATTAAAGTCTGCTTGTGCATAAGGACCGAGTATTGTGCATGTCTTAGTCAATTAAATCACCAGTTAATCAACGGGTGCCGATAACCATCCACAATCCACCAACAGTGGTTGCGGTTTTCATTTGACTTGTTATACTAAAGTATGTCGGGGAAACTGTTGTGTCTTTTATAGAAACATCTTGTATGTAAAGTTGAACTAAATCGTCGTTATCATGGTTTCCGCCACCGGCACCGTCAATGATTCCTGCTTCTCCGTCGGGAATTAAGAAAGATTGCCTATCACCTAATCCTGTCATTTGAACAGTACAAAAGTCAATATTCGATAATAAACCATTTAATTCTATATGTTCAAAGGCAGAACCCGCTGTATATGTTCCTGTAATAATTATTTTATTTCCAATAACTGTCGGTCTTTCATCTATTGTATGTGCCATTATTCTTCACTTCCTGTTTCTATGGTATCCTCTACTTCACTTAAAACTTCCTCAACTACAGGGGGATTTAAATGTGATTCCACTAAAGCCAAAGCCGCCGTTTTAGTTATGTAACTTCCACTTGTTTTTACACCATTGTCTTTAAGCCACTTTAGAATATCTTTCCTAGCCCATGCGATGTCCGGTATACCGTCATCTTGTAAGTCTACTGTAACAGGTTCATCACCTTCAATCTTGAAATCTTTTCTTAGGGCTTTCCTGTTTGCCTCAAGCCATTCTTGAGAAACCGCTACAGGTTTACCTCTAATCCAAGACTCACAACTATCTCTTCTTCGGGCTTCATAAAAAACCCCTATGTAGGTTACTGTAGGCACTTAACCCACCTCAGTTAAGTAATAGTACTGTAATTTGGCAAACTTGATTTGCGATTTCCGAATCTATGATAAGTGCCGGAAGAGTTCCTGCACCAGTGGTTGGGGCTACTGTTGCATCTGCACCTGCCGTTCCTGTGTTATTCATTGTAATCGTTACATCTTTAGCCGCAGTTGCCGAAGCGTATCCGACAATTCCAAGAATCTTTGACGCACCTGTTGTAAAAACTAGCGGTTCAACAGTTGCCGCTTGAACAATATTCACTGTGAAAGTGACCATTCTCAAACTTCCAAGTGCATTACCATCAGTATTAGCGGCGTTAAAACCTGCTAATGTACCCGGATAAGAGCCACCTGCGTTTCCATCTAACCAACCTGTTTCATCAACGGGGGTTCCTGTTCGCATATCAATATCAGCAAGAATATCAACAAGTGTAAAATCACTGTCTGCTGTTTTAATACTAAGTCCTTTTTCTGTTTTGGTTGTTGTTGCTACCATATTTAATCATCTCCTAATTTTTTTTTCTCCATTAATCCTCACTGTAGGTCACGAATCGAGCCATGTCCTCCAAAGAAAGTAGTCCAAACTTCTCCCATTGAACGGTACATACCCTCTTGTCCTAGACGGTTAATAGCGAATGGGTCACCGGTTTCGATACCGGATTCAAAGTATTGAGTTGGTATAGCAGTTGAGAAGTATAGGTAATCAGTATCTAGGAAGTACATACGGGATAGTCCGTCTTTTGCTACATCCTTAGATGGAATGATTGGTACACCGTTGTAGGTTGCTACGATGAAACCGGCTTCAATACCCGGTACACCCTTAACACCGTTGTAGGTTGGTGTAACTCTCTTCTCTTCCATGAACCTTTGTTGGCTTTGTAGTAGTTGTTGTAATCTCATTAGAGTATCATATCCAGTTAGGATAACCTTTGGATTACCACCACGAACCCAAGTCTGTTGGAATAGGGTATCTAGGTGGTCTAAAGATAGAGTTCTTTCAGTAAGACCTGCATCTGTAGCAACATTTACTTCTGCGTTAGACCAAGAGTTTGCACTTCGGTCAATGCTGTAGATGTCAAGGTCACTTGCCGCACTGACATGTGCAGTGTGAGTAGTAGATGCACCACTTGCTACAGTAGCGGCATAAGCCGTACCTGTACTGTCCATAGTAGATGAAGCAGTAATTCTGTCTAGTGATTCAAAGTCGTTACCTGCCGGAGTATCGGTGTCTTGTGTAAGCATTTTGTTAATGTGTTCTGCGTGGTGCTTACCCATTTCTTCCTTTAGTACTGAGCGAATGTCGCCTAGTCCGTCATCTTTGTCAGCCAAAAACATAGCAGTTTCACTCATATCGAATGTGTGAACAACTGTCTTAGGTTTTGCCGCAATATGTTGGAACACAGGTTTTGTTGTGTCCGGTAGAGTAGCGTTTTCTGCAACTCCGCCACCAACACTAAATGATGGTCTGTCAGTAATAACTCTCCAAC